CGACATTCAGTTGTGCCGTGACGTTGATACCTGCGGTTCCCACACCAGAGACTTTGACGACATCTCTGTAGCTATTGGCGTAACCGGAGGGGTTGATGAAGAGGGGAACCGAGCGTTCACTCGTAGTGATGATCAGACCGAAGCGATTAATGATCTGATCGAATTTCTCTCCACCCGATATCCCCTAGCAGAAGTGAGTGATCACCCGCCAAATTGAATAGGGACCACATCAGTATAACCCAAAACGCGAGGTCTATTCTATGGATGATCAATCCGAAAGTTCCGTAATGTTCAAAGGACCTTGCGATCACTGCGGTTCTTCTGATGCACGTGCTGTCTACGACGATGGCCACACATACTGCTTTGTATGCCCAGAAGACACTGCATACGGCAAACCCGAGGGTGCGTCTACTGAGCACACCCGCGGTGTAGAGAAGAAGTCTCCCTCTCTTCTCCCTGTCGGTGAGTTCCGCGCCCTCGGGAAGCGTCGGTTAACAGAAGACACCGTCAAGAAGTTCGGCTACTCCATTTCGGTGGATTGGAAGGGTAACACCGTCCAGATCGCCAACTTCAAACGTGATGGTAAGATCATCGCTCAGAAGGTCCGATACCCTGACAAGGACTTCAAGCACCTCGGTGAGCAGAAACCCGGTTTATGGGGTGAGCACCTTTGGAAGGGCAACGGCAAGATGCTCGTGATCACCGAGGGTGAAATCGATGCAATGACCGTGAGCCAACTCCAAGGCAACAAGTGGCCTGTCGTCTCCCTGCCCAACGGCACAGACAAAGAAGGCAAGTCCGCTGCGAAGGCTGTCCGTAACTCCATCGACTTCGTTACGTCGTTCGAGAAGGTCGTCTTCATGTTTGACATGGATGAACCGGGTCGTGCAGCATCTCTTGCCTGCGCCCAGCTATGCAAACCGGGTCAAGCGTTCATTGCTGAGTTACCCTTCAAGGACCCCAACGAGTGTCTCCAACAAGGCGAGGGTAAGGCCGTTGTCACAGCGATGTGGGACGCCAAGCCGTACCGCCCTGACGGGATCGTCAACGCCTCCGACCTATGGGAGCGTGTGAAGAAACCCAAAGAGAACAACTCCTTTGAGTACCCTTGGTCTGATCTCCAAGTAAAGACGTTAGGTGCTCGCAAAGGTGAACTCGTGGTGCTCACTGCAGGTTCCGGTGTGGGTAAATCCGCAGTCGTGCGGGAGATCAACTATCACCTACTCAACCAAGGCCTGACCGTTGGTAACCTCATGCTCGAGGAGAACATCGAACGGACTGCTTTGGGTTACATGGGTCTCGAACTCAGTCACCCCCTTCACCTTGACCGAGGTGACTTCACAGAGGAACAAATGCATGTTGCCTTCACCAAAACAACTGGAAGCGGACGCCTATGGCTCTATGACCACTTTGGGTCTACTTCTGCTAGCAACCTCCTTGATCGGGTGCGTTATCTGGCTACTGGCTGCGGCTGTGACTTCATTACTCTCGATCACCTGAGTATTGCCGTATCAGACGCCGATGCCAACGACACCAACCTCGATGAGCGAAAGCTGATCGACATGTTGATGACCAAACTCAGGTCCCTCGTAGAGGAACTTGGGATCGGTCTCTTCGTGATCTCCCACCTCCGCCGACCAGCAGGTGATAAAGGCCACGAACAAGGCGCGGTCACTTCCCTATCACAGTTACGGGGTTCACATTCCATCGCTCAACTTGCCGACTTTGTGATTGGCTTGGAGCGAAACCAGCAAGACGAAGAGACACGCAATGAGACAACCCTGCGTGTACTCAAGAACCGCTTCTCAGGTGAAACTGGTGAGGCAGGTACGCTCTTCTATGACGCGAACACCGGACGCTTGAACGATATGTTCTCCGGCGGTTCCTCGCAGTCATCTGGGAGCACGAAGGATGACTACTGATCACGACGAAATCTTCAAACAGGCTGAGAGGCTTTGCTTGGAGGCAGTCGAAGAACCCCAACAACTGCCCGTCTACCTTAAAGCCCACAAGGCGGCGCAACTCCTAGAACACAGTGGGTGGAGAAAGAAAACCGGAATGACACAGAACCAGATTATCAAGAAGCACCTTCAACGTGCTGGCTCTATCACCGTCCGCGAGGCCATGATCGAGTACTCCATACAGTCACTCACGAAGCGTATCCAAGAGATGCGTGAAGATGGCGACAACATCAAATCCACCGTGAAGTATCACCCTGTGACCCAGCAGAAATACGTCCGGTATACACTCGCGGCTTAATCTTACGATATCCTAGGAGATACAACATGAAACTTCCTGTCTATGACACTGTCAACAAATCACGCCTGTTGGGCTATCTGAACCACGAAGGTTCTCTACTCGGCGTGACACTCAAGGTATCTCTACCTTACCAAGATGGCTGGCATTGGCCGCTTGTGTTGGCTACGGCCTACGCGCCGCCGCCGCTGCGTCAGCACTACACGTCAATCGTATTCGACATCGATGTCCAGCAAGAGAGCAACGCCGAGCAGATCGACGACGCTACCCGTAAGATCACCACGATTGAACGGAAGGTCCTTCTGACGAAGGCGACCCTCGAGACGTTGATGAAACTGGACCGCTTCGTGCTGCCCGGTGAAACCGCCGAGCAGAGTGCTTTCCGTCACCACAGTTCGGGCCGCAAGTATAGCCACCGCGACTTCTACTAAACACTTCCCATATCCTAGGAGATACTGAATGGCACGTTATGCTTTCGACTGCGAGACTGATGGTCTCCTAGAGCAACTCACTACGATCCACTCTCTGGTGTTAACTGATGTTGACACTGGGGAGACCTACTCTTGCCACGACCAAGGTGGTGAAGATTACCAAGGACCTATCCCGTCTATCAAACAAGGCCTCAAGATGCTGATGTCTGCGGACCTAATCATCGGTCACAACATCATCGGCTTCGACATCCCCGCGTTACAGAAGGTATACCCTTGGTTCCAAGTCGATGAGACCAAGGTGTACGACACCCTGATTATGTCACGGCTTCTATGGGCAGACCTCATGGACCGTGATGCCAAGGCGATTGCCCGAGGTATCCTCAAGCCCAAGATGCGTGGGCGTCACTCTCTCGAAAGCTGGGGTCAACGCCTCGGTAAATGGAAGGGTGATTACTCGGAGGACATGAAGGCTCAAGGCCTCGATCCTTGGGCTGAGTGGAACCAACCTATGCAAGACTACTGCGTCCAAGACGTAGAGGTCACCGTTGCATTCTGGGAGTTGATCCAGACGAAGAACGCTGATCCCCGTTCCGTTGAACTGGAACACTGGGTCGCTTTCATTGTAGCCGAGCAACAACGCTACGGCTTCATGTTTGACTACGAGGGTTCCCTCAATCTCCTCAAGACACTCCAAGAGGAACGCGCAGAAGTCGAGAGCAAACTCCTCGATCTGTTCGAGCCTTGGTATTCACTTGAAGAGGTCAAGACCCCGAAGCGTACCATCAACTACAAGGACGTCGCTCGGCACTCCGTATGGGTGGGCGCTACCTACTCAAAGATCAAACTGAACGTCTTCAACCCCGGCTCTCGGGCGCACATCGCTGACCGCCTCAAGAAGGTACGCGGTTGGCAACCCTCCGAGTTCACGACCAACGGGCAACCGAAGATCGATGACGAAATCCTAGAGAACCTCCCGTACCCAGAAGCACAACAGATCGCCTACTACCTGATGCTCCAAAAGCGCATCGGTCAGGTCTACGAAGGCAGGAACTCTTGGATCAATCTGTTCAACCACGAGACGGGCCGGATGCACGGCGGTGTTGTAACGAACGGTGCGGTCACAGGACGAATGACGCACAACTACCCGAACGTCGCTCAGACACCTTCGGTATTCAAACCCTATGGGAAAGAGTGCCGTGCGTTGTGGACAGTTCCGGCCGGAAAGAAGCTGGTTGGCGTTGACGTCTCAGGCCTCGAGTTGCGTATGCTGGCCCACTTCATGGCTCCCCACGACGACGGAGAGTACGGCGAGACGGTCATCAACGGTGACATCCACACAGCCAACATGAATGCTGCAGGTCTCTCCGAGCGTAACCAAGCGAAGACCTTTATCTACGCCTTCTTATACGGTGCGGGTAACGCCAAGA